CTTCATAGTCTTCCAAATAACGCACACGATCCATTGTCGTCGTATAAACATTAAATCCTTCGGCGGATAAATCTTCGTTGGTTCTTGTTCGTATAATATCCAAAACTTGATCGACAACAAGATTTAATTGATATTCACCACCGTCGTCGCCCTGAAAAGAAGTAACGCATTCAATTTTTGTAATTAGTTCCGTTGTATAGCTTGTATTGTTTTGGTCAATTTCATTGCCTTCGTGGCTATAAATACGGATAAAAGGCGTCGATGCGTCCGAAGGTACACGATTGTAAATTGGAACGCTTGCGGCGTTTAAAGTGACGTTTCCATTTAGGGCGTCAATGTATTTTTTTCTTATATGGTGAAACGCTTCGCGCATTATATTATCTTTTTAAGTTTTGTGTCAATATTCTTTAAAAGAATTTTTAATTGTCGTCTTATGCTATTAAAAAAATAAGGTCGCGCCGGTAAATTTACCTTTTTGACTCCTTTGCCTTTAAATTGCATTGCATAGCTTTCCGGTATTCCCAATTGCTTTAATTGTTCTAAATCTACAAAACGACCGGTTCCAAATTCAACATACGGCGCATAGTGCATACCGGCTTCAAAAACGACTTGTTTGTTTTGAGCGCTTACGTCTATGCTTTTTTGTAGGTCACCTTCTTTAAATGGTACAATGGCCCGCATTTCCTTTTGGGTTTTATGTGCAAAGTCGCCAAGCATATCCGACAATTCCTGTTTGTCAAGATTTCGAAGTTGTTTCATTTTGTTTTGCAACTTCGCCAAATCCGCTTTGTTTATATATGCACCCCCCGCCATATTAATCCAATTTTAACGCTTCAATTTGTGTGAATTGATCCAATTGTGATTCGAATATTCCAGTCACACGGTATTCGCCGGTTTTGCCTTCGATCGTCAATAAACGGTCAATTGAAATATATTCGTCCGCCGTCTTTTTACGCACAATAATTTTTATTTCCAATTGTCTTTGGCGTTTATACCCGTCAACTTCAACGTCGCCTTTCTTTTCAACTACCCGCCCCCATATTGTGGCCAAGGTTGATTTTATCGAAGTAGTCCCGCCGTAACCGTCCGAAGTTTTGGTTAATTGCTTTATTGAAATACGTTTATTTAGGCGTCCGGAATCCATTATATGAACATATTTTTATAAGACGATAAAATTGTTTTTACGTTTGAAGGTACTTCGACGAAATTCACCCCTTGCATAACGGAAAAATCCGCACGGTTGTCGTAATACGTTGAAGTCAATTGTAAAATGGCTTGTATTAACAAACTGTCATTCATTCCGGCGGTTACATAGGTAACTTGTATTTCTTTTGCCGGTAATTCATTCAATTCGATAATTTCGTTGTCAAGACCGCGACCGGTATAACTTGCCGTTGATCCTTCAACCGTTACGGTCGAAATAGATGCTACCGGCGCAAACGGTAAATTGATTCTTGTCGATGCAAATGGCAAATAATAAGTGCGATTTTTTGCAACAATATCTTTTCCAATATAGTTTTCGCACCAAATACGCGCTTGGGTTATCATTCGCCCAATGATTGTATCGTCGTCCGAAGTGTCAATTCTTGCAAAATCTTTGACGTCTGAAGTAGTCACGATTTCGCTTCCAGTCGTTGAATTAATTTTAACTTGACTATGAAAATCATTCGGCGGTTCGCTATAATATAAACTTTGATAGTAGGCCATTATTTAAACTTTTTAGTTGTACGTTTTCTTGGCGCCTTTGCTTCTTTGGTTTCTTTAGTAGCCTTTTCTTCTTTGACTACCGGGGTTTCGTAAGCAACGCCAATTCCCTTTTGTATATAATGACGACCAAGTTTATCGTCCAAATCGTGAATTTCGCCTTCTTTACGCCATCCGCCCTGACTAATAACGTCCTTTTTAATAAGTATTTTCATAGGATTGTATTTAGTACAAAGATAAAAAAAAGCGCCGTAATGATTTACGACGCCCCATCGAACATAAAACTATTGAATGAAAGTAACCTTTTACAGATCAAAAACAAAGTTATTAAAAAAATCTTTATGTTTTCCTACCGGCGACAAACGCACCGATTGCATTTCGCCAATGTTTGGAAATACAAAAAAACCTTTGTAGTATTCAACCCACACGGCAAAGAAATCCACCTTGTCAATGCTATAATCACTTTTCGAATTTTGAAGGCGACAATGGACGGTTGTGTGGTGTTTATCCGGTAATTTAGTCGTCGATTTTATTTGCACACGAATAAGACGATCGCCGGTGTCAACAATACAGTCATAAATTGAAGAATCCATTAATGGAAAAGAAACTTCGTGACCGTGGCGCATACATTCGACGGCAAACATATATTCAGCAACGCATCCGCGTTTGTTATTGTCCACGTTTAATTCAATTTGTTGCTTTTTTTAATTTGGTTCATATAAAGTTATAAAAAAAACGCCGAATAATTAAATCCGACGTTTTCTAACCAAGTGAATGAAAAAAAGCTATTTATTAGCTATCCGTTTTAGATAGTTGTCCCAATATACAATTTTTTTATAAGATTTGTCAATTCTTTTCATAGAATCTTCAAATGTGTCTTTGTTTTGTTTTTGTTTTTCCATTTTTAGTGATTTTTAGAACGGTAAATTAAAAGTGAAAATAATAACATCAAAATCGCGTCTATATGCGCCTCAAATTTATAAACTAATCTAAACGCCCATAGTATAAATAAAACTACAAGAAACGCCCGGACAATGCCTTGTATTTGTTCTTTTTCCATTATGTCCAAGCTAAAATTGAAATTGTTGTTGCGATTGCCAAGGCGACCAAAAAGGCCGCAACTTCTTTAAGTAGTGCTTTCATATTTTTACGGTTTTGTTTTTTAGTGATTTTCTTTACTATATAATGATTTTTCATAATGTTTGATTTAAAATACTGATTCGTTTTCATATAAATTGTCTTCGATTTTATCGTGAATCCAATCGTTGTAAAATTCCATTGAAACTTCTTCGCCGTTTACCTCTACATAGTAAGGCTCAATTTCTAAATAAGAAGGCGTATCATAATCGCCACGATCATAATAAACTTTGTACTGCACCGTAATCGTGTAGTCGTTTCCTTTGAATGTGTAAGTGTTTTTCATAATGTTTTGTTTTTAAAGGGGGGTTGCCCTTTGTAAATTTTGCATTTTCTATCTGAATTTATTTACTAAACTGCTACCAATAATCAAAAAAACTTCATTGTTCGAGAATTGATTTACCAAACTTTGCAATACTTCGTGTTTAGTAATTGGAAGTTCGGATTGTAAATCCCAAAAATCTTTTCTTGTTATTGAAATAGTAATGTTGTTGTGCAAACTACTGGTTGCAAATTCACTTGGGATTGACCAAGTTTTACCGTCAATAAATCCGGCTTCTAAAAGAGTTTGACCTTCGTCGTTAATTGTCGATTGAATAAATAAATTTTCCATTGTTTTGTTTTTAATTATACCGCAATATATAAAAAATTATATATATACAACAAATTTTATATAAAATATTTTTTAAAATAAAAAAAGGGGTAACCGTAAGGCCCCCCCTTTAATTACAAAACAACCGTTAGAATTAAGCGGTTTCAAGTGCAGCTTTCGCGGTGCTAAATGTACCTTGAACAATTGCATTTGGTGCGTAGTTTGTAAGCGCAACGCGTTCTTGAGCGCGTACAGTAACAAACCCGTCACGGAAGTTGGTGGAATCTTCGCGTGAAAATTCGATACCAAGACCGTCACGAATCCAAAGTTGTGTCGCCAATGACAAGTTTGCAACAAGGAATTTTCCGGCCGTTACGGCAGTTGAAAGTACAATTGGCACACCCATAATTGCGGGTTGAACACCTTGGATAATTTGGTTACGAAGGTATTCGTTCGCAGTTGACTTCAACAATACGATTTTGTGGAAATCGGTTGGGTTCAAAAGGATTGTATCCGCTTGGTAGTTAGACAAATTAAGTTGATTCAAAGCAACAGTCAAAACGTCAAATTCATTTGCGCTTTCGATTGCTAATGCAAATGATCCCGCAGAAAATGCCGCACCGTCAGTAAATAAACCGTCAAGATTTGGCGAAGAACCGTCACCGTTAAGGATTTCGTTGTCTTCGGCTGAAAGTACTTTTCCGGGTACGCGTGCTGACAAATAAGAAGTAAGTTGTGGGGTGTCCGCCAACATTTCTTCTGTCAAACGCATATAAGTACCGATTTTTTCAACATTTACGCTTGTTGCAGTAATGTCGAAATCACTTTGTCCAAGTGTTGAACCTTGTGCAGTTGCAGCGGCGTTGTCAGCATATCCGCTTTCTTTAGGGAAACGAATAGTTTGCGCGTCAGTTGAACCGATAGGTAATAAAGTACGAATATGGGTACTTCTTGAAGGGTCAAATTTGAAGTCGGGAACGATAGTTTCACCGGCAACAACACCCGTGTAATCTGCGGCCATTGTCATATCCGCTTTTACTTCAAAACGTGCGGCGTTGCTATTTCCTTTAAGCATTGCGTCAATAGAACCGTTTTTCAATGATTCTTCGATTGCGGCTTTAAAAGATTTTGTAGTTGCGCCACTAATTGTTTTTTTAGATTCCATTTCGATCGCGTCCATTCTTTTTGTAGCCGCTTCGAATTTTTCGTTGTACGAATTAGTCAAGTTGGAAATTTCGCTTTTCAAAGATGCTTCGATTTCGCCGTTGGCGTTATCTTTTGCCGCGTTAAACGCTTTTTCAATCTTTGAATCTACAAGATCACCAATTTGATCCAATTGTTTTTTTACATTTTCGTCCATTTCTTTATTTTTTTAGAACGTTAAACAAATATTGATAGATTTCTGAATTGTCAGCTTTTACGACTTGCGGCTTCGTGACTTCAATATCGTTCGGCGAAGTGCTTAATTGTGCAAAAATTGACTTTAGTTTTAAAATTTCAGCCTCCAAGGCATAACCAAGGTCGTCCGAAATTTCGCCTTTGCGAATTAGTTTCGCAATATTGTCAAACCTTTTTAAAAGTTTGGTTTGGTCAACGTTTCCTTTTACGTCCAAAATCATTGCTTGGTCGTTTGCCGCTAATGTAACGGCGGAAACTTCAAACAATTTAACTTCGGTAATATTTCGGATACCGTCAACCATTTCTTTTTGTAGTGGTAAAATTCCAACGCTATTTTCGGTAATGACCCCCGCCTTAATTAATTCAATGACGTCTTCACCTAAACGGGTCTTCGCAATTTGTGCTTCGAAAACCAATCCTTTGGCGTCTTCTTCTAAATGTACCATTTTTCCAAGTGGTTTGTCCATATCGTGTTGGTATAAATACTTCACACGGCGACCGTTTTCTTGGATAGTTTTAGAATAAGCGCCTTTTCGAATTATATCGTTATCGGAATCTTTATTGTCAAACACCGAAGCGTAGCCTTTCACAATTCCGGCTTTCTTGTCGGCGTCTATGACTTCGCCCATTGGCGATTGTTTATAGATAATTGTATTCATATTGCAAAGATATTAATTTTCAATTTGTTTAAATTTCATCGCCGTCAATCAGTTCTTCAATAATTGCTTGCGTTGCCAGTCCAAAACCAATACCGGTCAAATCCGTAATGGCTTGGGCGTCGGGTTTACGTTCAAACGTCAAATAACAATTACAATTGATTCGATTCGATGCGCTTGACCTTGGATCGCCGGGCATACTTAAAGATTCGCCATCGACAATAAAATTTTCCTTAAATCCTACTTTTTGTGTGTGTGCGGAAATATGCCAATCGCGTGAATTTCTAAAATTGCAATTCCAAACTTTATTTGTCCCGTCTTCACCAAAAAATGTTTTTGCACTTTGGGCGGTTCCTAAATTAGCGACATAATTCCCTTCGGTTTTAACTATTCGAAGCGCTTGCCATTCTGATAACGTCGCAAAACGCTTTCTTAAAATACGCGCCTTTACAACACTATTTTGGTTTGTAAATTCCGGGTCGGTCAATAGTTTCTTTAGGTTCTTTTGAAATTCGTTTTTTGCGGTTCCTTGGACAATTGGCGCAAGTGCAGCGCTTAATTTTGTCCCTTCGTTGGCAAATACTTCGTTCCAAATTTCTTCGTAGGCTTTTATGTTAGTGTTTT